ACAAGATGCTGAGTGTAGTCCTAACCATTTTAAGCGTTGTGATGTGGCTCAAATAGATTTATCCAAATTGCCTGATGCACTTGATACTTATTTAGGTGATGCATCTCAAGGTTCACTCCTTCAGCAAATCATTGTTGAGTGGTGGAACAAGAAGGTGATTCCACCGATTTGGGCGAATCTTGACGCCAATGGAACGAACGCATCATCCAAACTCCGACAATCTTTCATTCCTGGTACTATCACCAAGTCACCGACATCTATCAACACAATCTTGTTGGCTGAGGATTATTGGGAGTTTGTAGAATACGGAAGAAAGCCAACACGAGGAGGACACATTGAAGGCACTCCGTACTTATGGCAATCGTTAAAAACTTGGATCAGTCAAAAGGGTATCAAACCGGCTGAAGGTCAAACATACGATTCACTTGCCAAAGCCATCGCCAAGAAGATTCACCGAAGCGGAACAAAGGCACAACCATTCCTTGAAAAGGCATTCACGGAGTCAATACAAATGGAATTGGTCAACGAGTTGAACGCTCGTTTTGGGGATTTGATATTCTCCGAAGACATAAAAATATAATTAAAAGTAAATTTTATTTGCATTATTGATTTGTTTATTTTACTTTTGTGTCGTTATGGATTACGCAAAAGCAATTGAAACAATCAAACTGAAACGAAGACAAGGTCTTTTTCAGATTGTCGCACGGAAGACCGGAGTGTCACTTCCAACTGTCAGAAAGTATTTAGTCGATGGGAACATCGTTTCTCCAAAAGCAAAAGCCGTCATTGAGATTGCATTGAGGGAGGTCAACAATGATTGAGTTGGCAATCAACGGGTGGATACTGACTGTGCAAGGTCGTATCTGCGAAGAGAAGTATGTCTACACAATTGAGGCGGTTGACAATTGGCTTATCGCAAACCACATTGAAGAACTTCAAGATTATGTGAACTCAACCACCAGCGGATTTGGTGATTGTTGTATCAAAGAATTTGACGGCATCAACTCGGAAGCATTCTTCAATGCTGAACCAACTAAATTCAAAGTTCTATTTATGATAGGACAAAGAACTAACTTTTTCTAAAAACAAAACTCTATGAATAAAAGCGAATCACTCAAGAACATTGCCGGTGCATTGGTAAAATTCCAAGCATCGGTGAGCAAGGTCGGAAAGGAATCAAGCAATCCTTTCTTCAAATCCAAGTATGCAAGTTTATCAAACATACTGGACACCATCCAAAAGCCATTAAGCGAATGCGGATTGGCAATCACACAATTCCCTGATGGGAACGCACTCACGACATTAATCATTCACGCTGATTCAGGCGAATGGATTGAATCATCCTATGTGATGCCAGTTGCAAAACAAAACGATCCCCAAGCAATGGGAAGTGCAATCACCTATGCTCGGAGATATGCACTCGGTTCAATCCTAAATCTGAACATTGACGATGATGATGACGGAGAAAAAGCAATGGGAAGGCAGTCAGCACCAAAGCGTGATGAACTCACACCCAAGCACCCAAGTTGGGCAAAAGCCGTTGATCATTTGAAGACGGGTGGATTGATGACCGACATCACCACCAAGTTTGAAGTATCTCCAGTCAATCAGAAACTTTTAATTGGCGAGAAATGAAACTTCAACTTCCAACTATTCACACTAATTTGACCGAAGACGATTGGCATCAATTGAGAAGCTCTCGTTTCACGGCATCTGAAATTCACAAACTGATGGGTACTCCGAAAAACAAATCGGAGTATCTCTCGGAAACCGCAAAGACATTTATCTTTGAGAAGGCAGCGGAATATCTAACTGGACAAAAAGCGGAGATGTATGGTCGTGCTTTGGATTGGGGCAAGGAACACGAGAAAGAAGCGTTCCAATACTTTGCCCAAGATTCAGAAGAATTTTACACTTACTATGGTGCAGAAACCTACACCTTCATCACCTATGGCGAATGGGGTGGATATTCACCTGATGCACTTGGCACACAATTGGTTGAAATCAAATGCCCTTTCAATAGCGGAAACCACCTTCAGAACTTTTTAATTACCAACAACGAGCAATTCAAATCAAAACGCCCGGAATACTATTGGCAAGTTCAGATGGGTTTGATTGCAACGGAAATGGAAGAAGCGTATTTCGTGAGTTATGATCCACGAATGCCACACGGCAAGAAGATGACAAGCACCTTGATAACTTTGGAGGAGGACATCCAAGAAATCATTGATGAGAAGTTGGCATCGGCTGGAGAACTATTTATGTCAATCACTAAATAAATCGTTCATTCACAAAGAACATAGTAAAATAAATTTGCATTTGTGAAAGAAAGGTTGTTAGTTTGAATCACTATGAAAGACACAAACAAAAACATCGCAAATTTTTACGAAGGAAGTTATCAGTTTAATTCAGTTGAAACCAACTTAAACATTTCACCTGATTACATTCAAATGCAATTGGCAAAACAATATGAATATCGTGCCACAAACGAATCACTTTGGGCAGACATTATTATTGATGGAGTTACATCACGATTTGAACTTGACTATCACAACATTAAATTAATTCAATTATTCTAAAAACAAACGGGGTGAGCAATCACCCCTTAATTTTACAACTATGAAAGACACCACATTAATCACCAAAGAAGATTGGGCAATGTTCCCAAAGGTTTTCACAACTCGTTATTTCAACAATGACGATGACAAGAGAGATGTATGGAATGAAATTTACGCAGTTGAAAATGTTGTAAACAACATAGACGAAGAGCGTGAATTTTGTGAAAGCGTAAACCACCAAGCTAATTTGGTGATTGAAATCAAGTTTGCAAATGGTAAAATAAACTAACGATGGATTTGATATTCTTACTCGTAATCACACCCATCACCATTGCGGTGATGTTCGTGTACTGGAAGTTGAAACAATACTTCAATGACTTTGACAACTTGCCTGAGGCATCACCGTATGAATTTGAAAGGGACAACTACATCCCCGAATTTGATACCTACACCAAGACAATCTACAAGCACAAATTTTACAAAGGAAAAAGCAAATGATACAAAACTACTTAATTATCGGAATGGCAATCTTGTTTGCCATCGCATTGGTGCAACTGCATCGTATGTCAAAGGAACAAGAAGAACTCATTGAGAAACTTCAAAACAAGAACCGATTGATTTGGGACTACGAAACGGAACTTCTCGGAATTAGGTCAAGGATTCAAGAAGCCAATGACCGTGCAAAAACTTGGGAACTACAAGCAAACTTTCTTAAAGAACTAAACGATGACAAAAATCAAAGCACTCGTGGTAAGAGCGTCAATAAATGAGATAATCAAATGGAGAGTGTACTTCGCTGGAGAACTTCTCGCAACCTTTGAGAACGAAACGGATGCCATCTATTATGCAAACTTTATTGACCGACAATGAGCGAACGATACGCATTGATTTGGGCGATTGCAATCCTTCGTGATGACTACCATTATACTTGGTTGACGATCTCCAAGAAGATGGGATATTCTATGACAAAGGTCATCCATTTGTACAACCAAGCGAAGCCACATTATAATTTGGAACAACCCAAGTAATTCGCTATATTTGTAAGAGTGATTGACAAATGCGGGTTTGTCTATAATCAAAACTTTTTGCCTTCCTGATAGATGTGTTCCCGTAAACCTTCTATCTCGAAGGCATTTTTTATGCAAAAAAAAATGGGAACACAACAAGAAATATGGAAAGCGGTTGCTGATAGCAATGGCATCTACTACATCTCCAGTCACGGGAGAGTCAAGAGCTACAAGTATGGCAAAGAACGAATTTTGAAACCAGCATTAGGTGGAAGATTTGGTAATCAATATTTATTTGTTATACTTTTGATTAAATCCGAAAGAAAAACTAAAAAAATTCATCGTTTAGTTGCACAAGAATTTATTGAAAACTTAAGCAATAAGCCACAAGTTAATCATATTGATGGCAACAAATTAAACAATAATATGAATAATCT